CATCGCGTGGCAGGATTGATCCACTGATTGAGGACAGCCCCGCGCTGAAAGAACGGGTCCAGCCCGCGCGATCCCGCGATGCAGGCAATTCGATGCTGTCGAAAGAATTCCCCGGCGGCATCCTGGTGCTCACCGGGGCGAACTCGGCAACCGGCCTGCGCTCAATGCCCGCGCGCTATGTGTTTCTGGACGAGGTGGACGCCTATCCCGCCTCCGCTGATGAGGAAGGCGATCCGGTCACGCTTGCCGAGGCACGGACAACAACCTTCGCGCACCGGCGCAAGGTGTTCATGGTGTCGACACCGACTATTCGCGGGTTGAGCAGGATCGAGCGGGAGTTTGAGGCCAGCGATCAGCGGCGGTATTTCGTACCCTGCCCGCATTGTGGTGCGATGCAGTGGTTACAGTTCGAGCGGCTGCGCTGGGCCAAGGGACAGCCAGAAACGGCGGCGTATCATTGCGAGGCCTGTGATAAGCCCATCGCAGAGCACCACAAGACGCAGATGCTGGAACGAGGGGAATGGCGCGGTACAGCGGTTTCCGACAACCCTCATGCGATAGGCTTCCACCTCTCTGCGCTCTATTCGCCGATCGGCTGGAAAAGCTGGGAGCAGATCGCGCGGGACTGGCTGGCAGCACAAGGCTCGGACGAGATGCTGCGCGCCGCGCGCAACACGCTCTTGGGCGAGACATGGGTGGAGAGCGGTGAGGCACCAGAATGGCAGCGGCTGGCAGATCGGCGCGAGGTGTTTGCCGCGCAGGTGCCCATAGGTGGCTTGTTCCTCACCGCCGGGGCCGATGTGCAGAAGGACCGGATTGAGGTTGATGTCTGGGCTTGGGGCCGCGGGCTGGAAAGCTGGCTTGTCGATCACATCGTGATACCGGGCGGGCCAGATGATCCCGCCTGCTGGGACAAGCTGACCGCGCTGCTGGGCCAAACATGGACGCATGAGAACGGTGCGATCATGACGTTGGCGAAGCTGGCAATCGACACCGGCTACGAGTCCGCCGCCGTCTACGCCTGGGCGCGCAAGCAGGGCATTGCGCAGGTCGCACCCGTTAAAGGCTTGGAAGGCTTCAACCGAGCGACGCCAGTATCGGGACCGACCTTTGTCGATGCCACTGTGAATGGACGCAAGCTCAAGCGCGGGGCCCGGCTCTGGACGGTGGCCACTGCCACCTTCAAGGCCGAGACCTATCGTTATCTGCGCATCGAGCGCCCGAGCAATGAAGATCGTGCACTGGGCGTGACTGATCCTGCTGGGACGATCCATCTGCCAGACTGGGCTGACAGTGAATGGCTCAAACAGCTGGTGGGCGAACAGTTGGTTACGATCCGCAACAAGCGCGGCTTTGCCCGTCAGGAGTGGCAAAAGCTGCGCGAACGGAATGAGGCGCTGGATACCCGCGTTTATGCGCGGGCTGCCGCATGGATCCTTGGGGCAGATCGCTTTGACGAGCGGATGTGGCGGCAGTTGGAGAAGCAGGCGGGCGTGGAAACGAAAGCCATCACGCAAACCGCTAAGACCGATACATCGACCGAACCGCAAGCCGGGCGCATCAGCGGCCCCCGGCGGCGTGGCTGGAAAATCAGCACGCCCAAATACATGGAATGAGCATGACCCTCGATGATCTGAAACTCCGCCACAGCGCGCTGCTGGCCGCGCGTTACAGCGGCACGCGGTCAGTCAGCTATGACGGCAAGGCCGTGACCTATGGCTCGGACGCAGAGCTTGCTGCAGCGATAGGGGATATCGAACGGCGCATCGCCAAGCTTGAACGCGGCGCCGGCCGCATCTTACGCCCCTATGCCGTGAAGGACCTGTGATGAACTGGCGGCAGCGTTTGGGCGCTTTCATCGGTGGGTTCGATGCTGGCCAGCATCACCGCCGCCTGCGCGGATTCCAGGCAACGCGCGCGCATGTGAACGCGCTGATCGCAGCCTCGGGCCCCGACATCACCGCCCGCGCCCGCTGGCTGGTGCGCAATAACGGCTATGCGGTGAATGCCGTGGAAAGCTGGGCTGCTAATACCGTGGGCGATGGCATCAAGCCAATATCAAAAATCGGGGATGCGGTGCGCAAGGAAGAGCTGCAGCGTCTGTGGCTTGCCTGGACCGACGAGGCTGATGCGGAGGGGCTGACCGACTTCTACGGGTTGCAGCGCCGCGCCGCGCGCGAGGTGTTTCTGGCAGGCGAAGTGTTCTTCCGGATACGCATGCGCCGCCCAGGCGATGGGCTGACCGTCCCCCTCCAGCTGCAGATGTTGCCTGCGGAGATGTTGCCGCTGGAACAGACGGGGATCGCCGCGAACGGCAATGCCATCCGGCAGGGCATCGAGTTTGACCGGATTGGACGCCGCGTCGCCTATCATTTCTACCGTCGTCACCCGGGCGACAGCACCGATCCGGGGTTGGAAGGGGATATCGTCCGCGTGCCCGCATCAGAAGTGATCCATGTCATTGATCCCGTCGAGGGCGGGCAGCTGCGCGGTGTGTCGAAACTGGCGCCAGCCATCGTGAAGCTGTTCCTGCTCGATCAGTATGACGATGCTGAACTCGACCGCAAAAAGGTCGCGGCGATGTATGCGATGTTCGTCACCTCCCCCGCGCCAGAGAACCCCCTTGCCCCTGCCGAGGATGACGAAACGCTTGCCGGGGTGGAAATCAGCCCGGGCCAGATTGTGCGGCTCGATCCAGGTGAGGACGTGACCGTCGGCCAGCCCGCTGACAGCGGGGCGACCTATGAGCCATTCCAATATCGGACCTTGCTGCAGATCTCGGCCGCACTGGGGATACCTTATCCCTATATCGCCAATGACATGGTGAAGGGGAACTTCTCGAACTCGCGGCTCGCCCTGATCGAATTCCGCCGCCGTGTTTCTGCCTGGCAGCACTCCGTCATGGTCTATCAGCTCTGCCGCCCAATCTATGCGCGTTGGATGGATGCGGCCGTGCTCTCCGGTGCTCTCGACCTGCCCGGCTATGAGGCCAACCGCGTGCAGCTACTCACTGCGGATTGGCTGCCCACGAAATGGGATTGGGTCGATCCGCTCAAAGACGCCAATGCCGAAATCGCCTCGATTGAAGCGGGGCTGAAATCCCGCACCCAAGCCATCGCCGAGCGCGGCTATGACGCCGAACAGGTTGATCGCGAGATCGCGGCCGAACGGGCTCGCGAACGTGCGCTGGGCCTCGACTTCCGCCGCCCGGGCTCTCCCGCACAGGGCGTACAGGCGGTGCCGGTTAACTACGACAGCGAAGATGATGATGGCAGCGATGACAAAGCCGATGACGTGACAGCGCGGTCGCGCACTGAAGAGGACCAATCCTGATGCTCCACGCCCGCATTGCCGCGCGCGCGTTCAACACGCCGCTGCTTGTTGAGCCCTCCAAAGCCATGGCGTTTCTGTCGGGCCTTGGGCCGCGCATACTTGGCCGACAGGTTGAACTGTCAGGCAGTGACGTGACCGATGCGCCCGGTATCGCCGCCCTACCCGCCCGCGCCAGCATTCTTGCAAGGAACCTTGCAGATCGCCTGCGCCAACATGGCGATGCGCCCTACCCAGTGGTAGATGGCATCGCCGTGATCGAGATCGCGGGCGTGCTGATCCACCGAGGCAGCTGGATCGGCCAATCCTCCGGCCAGACCAGCTATGAAGGGATCGCAGCCCAGATCGATGCCGCAGCCAGCGATCCGGCCGTGCGGGGCATTGCGCTGGACATCGACAGCTTCGGCGGAGAGGTGGCTGGCGTCTTTGATCTGGCAGACCGCATTCGTGCCATCCGGGGCAGCAAGCCGGTCTGGGCCTTTGTCGCTGAACACGCTTTCTCGGCAGGCTATGCGCTAGCCAGCCAAGCTGATCGCATCCTTCTGCCACGCACCGGTGCGGTCGGCAGCATCGGCGTTGTTGTGATGCATGCTGATCTGAGCGGCCAGCTGGATCAGGATGGGATGCGCGTCACCCTAATCCATTCCGGACAGCACAAGGTTGACGGCAATCCTTACGAGCCACTGCCCGAGGGAGTGCGCGCAGACATCCAGCGCGAGATCGACGTGCTGCGCTTTCTGTTCGCCGAAACCGTCGCTGCCGGCCGCGCTGGCAGGCTTAGCCAGGAGGCAGCACTGGCGACCGAGGCCGCAACCTATCGCGGGGCGGAAGCTGTGGGCGCAGGTCTTGCTGACGAAGTCACCGATCTGGCGCGCGGCTTTGCAACCTTTCGGCAGATGCTGGTCAGCGCACCGATGCTCCCACCTGTGCGCACTCAGCGCGCATCCCTTCCTCAACCCAGACAGGAGGCAATCATGGCCACCAAGAACGAACCCGAAGACAGCCTACAGGACACAGGGCCAGACGAGATGGACACTGCGGATAGCGAAACAGATGCCGCCGATGCTCCACCTGCTACTCCGGCCACACAGCCCACAACATCTCAACTGCCCGCGTCATCGACGACAGCCGCCGTCCCAGTTGCAGCGCAATCCAGCAATCTGGCAGAATTGTCGGCGCAAATGCGCGAGGCGGCGGCGGAGATCGCCGATATTGCGGCGCAAGCGGGGCGCCTTGGCATCGCAATCGATGCAGCAAAAGCGCTGCGCGAGGGCACCGCACCGGAAGTCCTGCGACGGCTGGTTCTGGAGCGTGCCAGCGCCGCCGCAGATGCCCGCGATATCGTCGCTGCCCCACCATCACCCGTTCTCCCCAAAACCGCTGAAAGTCCGATTGTGGCTGCCGCGAAGAAGGCTGCCTCAGCTGGCAGCAGGCACTGAAGCACGCTCAAAGCCTGTTGCCCCGCCACCTGATCCCCCACCGCTCCTCCCCGGTGGGGGATTTCTTTTTGTCTTCTGACCACAAGGATCCCCGACATGAATGTTCTCAGACAGCCCCCCAGCATGGGCGATTTGCTGAAATACGAGCTCAACCCAAACTTCACCCGCGAAACAATTACCCTGCTAGCGGGTGCCGCCTATCCCGTTGGCGCCGTGCTCGGCCGGATTACCGCCAGCGGTAAATACAAGCTTGCGACCTCAGGTGGCACAGATGGTGCGCAAACCGCAGCGGCTGTTCTGCTCTACGCAGCTGATGCCACATCCGCCGATGCGGCGGGGTTGGTTATCGTGCGCGGCCCCGCCATCGTTTCGAAAGCAGCACTGGTCTTTGATGCCACCGTCGATGACGCAGCGAAGACTGCCACCAAGCACAGCCAGCTGGCAGCGCTGGGCATCCTTGCGCGCGACACCGCCTGATCTCGCCGCACGACATTCCCCCTTCCCCTTCAATCCCCCGGAGTTTCCCCATGACCATCACCCGCAACCCGTTTGACGCGGGCGGCTATTCGCTCGCCGAGATGACGCAGGCCATCAACATCCTGCCCAACCTCTACACCCGCCTTGGCCAGATTGGCCTGTTCCGCTTTCAAGGCGTCACCCAACGCTCCATCGTGATCGAACAGCGTGAGGGCGTTCTCAGCCTTCTGCCCTCCGTGCCGCTGGGCGCGCCGGCCACTGTTGGGAACCGCGAACAGCGCTCGATGCGGTCCT